TGGTGAACAATCTTAAAGTTCGCTTGCGCGGCAATGAAAGCCATAAATCCTGCAATCAAGCAGACAATAAGTACTATATCAATCCCAAACATTACATAGTCATACCAATACATAGTACGTCTACCTCCTCAATGTTCCTTAAATACGATAGTCTGTCCCCTTTCTAACTCCCAACAAAGCTTGCAAGACGTACAAGTACCGGGACAATAGATTCCTTCCTTTCGTGGTCCGGTCTTAAACTCTACTTGTGCTACGGGCAAGTCATTCTTAGGACAATTGCTTCCCCAAGCTGAACAAATCATAGTCAGGTTACTGGGAAAGTTCCTCTTCTCTACCCATGAATAGCGCTTGGTCATACAGACAAAGTGCCAATCAGGGAGAGCTAGCGCTACTCTAATCATCATGGAAACGTAAGACGGGAAGGGGATGTCCCCGCTCACATGCCAACGAAAATAGCGCTTACTTCTTCGTTTTTGCAAGTTGGCTATAAGCTCCCTTTCAAAGTAAGCCAAGTCTTGCTGTGCAATCTCTAAGTTCTCCTTCCATGCCTTGCGCGTATTCGGGTACAGTCGCCAAGCTCTCAAGGCATAGCACTTCTTACGGCAAGGGATACCGGGAACGCAGCTAAGTACCGGTGGTAACGATACGCTAACTACGTTCCCTATCTTTACGTTACCTTCAGAAACGTGTAACTCCACCAGGGCAACCTCCTGCCGCTACGCACTCTACCAAGACAGCGGCAGAAGTAAGCGCTTCCACCTGTGTCGAATGATAGCTAATAGCTAAGTCATTAATGATAAGCTTGTACTTACCTTCCTCCATCTTCGCCACTTCTACGCGGATAAAGTCATCCGTCAAGCGAGGGGCTAGCTCCTTCTCTATCCCTGTCATTGTCCTCACCTCCTTCTATTTTACGAATGCTACTAGCAATCCTTAGCATGTTATAGGTAGACATTCCTTCCGACTTATGCCTTACTTGCATAGCGATGAATTGGACTACAAAGTCCTCATAGGTAATATCATCGTTTGGAAAGTCCTTCTTATACAAAGGGTAAATATCCTTAAGAGCGTACTCTTCCCCCTCGTTATTCACAAAGCGCAGTTCTCCAAGCGCTTCCACGTTAACGCTATACCGTCCGTCTATTCCTTGTACTTCGTACACTACTCTTCCTCCTCACAACAAGCTTTGGCTAACTCGGTTGAACCATGCAAGACTCCGCAGTATTGGCAAGTGAAGTCATCTTCCTCTTGACAACACCACCTTGCTTCCTCCTCTATACCATGCTCTTCTCCGCACACAGGGCAAAGGAACACCTCTTCCTCTTCCTGATAGTCGGCAAAGCCACAGCGATACGCCACAGGGTCAATTTGTTTTAGCACATACGCAGGGTCAAAGGTCATGCCACAAAGCTTGACTTGCTCATGGCACTCGTTAAGCATCTCGTCGTATTGCTCTTCGGTGTAGCGGTCTCTGTATTCGGTTTTCGGCTCTAACAATGCTGTCAATTGATTACCTCCTCTACCACAAGCAAACGTTCGTTGCTAAACCTTATCTCTATGCGCATAGCTTTCGAGAGAAAGGTAAAGCACTCATATACTACCGGATAGAACACCTTAAGTTGGTGGGGGGAGAGTGTGCTCTCCTCGTGAAACTCTTCCCCCTTCTTCCAACAAAGATTGGTTACTTTGAACCTCATACGCTCTCTCCCACTATGCGGGTAATATCCCGCAAGTCGATAGCCTTGGACGTGATAGCGTTAACAAGGCTCTTAATAGTCGTTTGGTCAACCTGCTTGTAAGGTTTCCCGTCTAGCCATTGCTTAATATGGCTACTTGTCGTTCGGCTATACCGCTCTGCGGTAATATAGGTAGTCGTTAGGATAGTCACGGCTACCGGTGTCTCGTATGAGTAGAGAATCACTGAGCCGTTAACGGCTAACTCGGTTTTGTTCGGTCCTAACTGTGTCACTCGCATTAGTCTAACCTTCCTCCCGCATAAGCAATAATACCGTTCTCCTGCAAGACATTAGCAAAGGCTTGTGCATACGCATACTTGCGCGTGTAGCTCTGTCCAAACTCATGTACCCATATATTAAGCCCTGTGGGGTACCCCTTGCTTGCCCGTCCTGTCTTGCTTGCCCAACGGCCAAACTTGGTATTGCCTTTAATGCTTACCCAAGCAAAGCCACATACGCCATCCTCAACAAGCCATTGCTGAGTAACTGGTGAGTTATCGTCAAGGACGTTTGCCCTCTGTTGTACAATCATCGGATTGACGGTAACTTCCTGCGCGGCTTTCATGCCTGCCGCATGTGCCTTGTTAAAGACTTGTTCGTTTGTCATTGCTTCCCCCTTCGTTGCCAGCTATTAGAGATTCCCCCTCTTTCCATGTTGACCGAGCAAGTTACCCGGTACTCACTCATACGAACCCCTGTCTTGTGGAAGAGGTCAGTAGCTAACTCTTCCTTCGTGGTACCTGTGGCAATGACTTGCCCTGCATAATATGCTTTGTGCTCTCCCTTTTTATGTACTGTCGCGAATGTGTCCATTGTGCTTGTGTCCCCCAACGCGGATATAATACCTTATCCATAGTAACGTGTCAACACTTTCGCAAAAGAAAAACCCTGCTCACCTCGCCACAAGTGAACAGGGTTTAAGCAACCTTCCGTTTCCTACCTTCCGTAAGAGAGGCTTTTGTTTGGGTAGCGTGGAGGGTTTCACCTCCACCAGTCGGAAAACTTCGCACCTCAAGCAATTACTCGCTTGCCGATAGCTACCTAGAACGAAGTCAAGTTCTTCAAACTCCATTCTCTCTTACATATATATTATACCACACTCTGACACGGATAAAACCCTTTACGCGGATAATTCTAAAAATATCTTTGTAGCCAGCAAGGGACTGTAATCTGTCTTGCAAGACCGTATCCTCTCACTGGCTACAGTAAGAGTATACCACACTTGACGCGGGTAAAACCCTCTACGCGGATAATTCCTCAAATAAAAATTGACCCTGCATAGTAGCTAGCTACACAGGGTCATTAGAAGGAAGGTAATCAAACGAGCAGGTTCATTATAGGATACACTTATCTAATTTGTCAAGTATAGTTTGTACGTCCTCTACGGACCTAACTACCTCGGCAACTCCCCCTGCCTTGCGTATGTCGCGTATCCGCTTTTTCTGGTTACCTCGCAACCGTCCTTCGGCTGTCTTGGTTTCCAGGGCAACGAACCTACCCCTATAACAACCAACCGTGTCAGGGACTCCACTCATTTGAAAAGCGTTCCCCCACACCTTAAAGTACCAAGCATCCACGCTGTCCAGGTACTTATGTATTGCTTCGGTAATCTTAGTTTCAAGCATCGTACTTATCATTCCATTCGTCTGTCTTCTCACAGGTAATGCAAAGAGGTGCTTGCTTTTGCTCAGGGCATACCTCACAAGGGTAAGGAGGGATAGTGTCTGCTGTGCTTACGGACTTCCCTTCTTCGTGGGGGAAGTAAGCTTGCGCTTCACCAATGGGCTTATCCACAAGCTCAGGAAGCGTATCTTCTCCCGCTACCACACTACGCAACCGTTCGTTAAACTCTACTGCCGTTACCCGTCCATACTTTAACCGTGCGGGACCAACCGAAGTCTCAAACTCCTCTCGCTCTTTCGCGTGGCGTTCTCGCATCTCCTTTTCCATTTCGCGCAGTATCCTTGTCCCCTCTTCATAAGGCAAGCTATTAGCACGAATGATTTGTAGCTCAGCATGGGTAAGCTCCTTCTTACCCAGGGGGAAGAGTTCAGGCATGTTCTCCTCATACCACATAAGCGCAAACGCTCCCCAAGCAATCGCCGCTATGTCATCATCCATTTCAGCTATCTGCTTGGGGGAGTATCCTTCCTCAAGGAGTTCCTTATAGTGGTATAGGTGCTTAATCATGTGATTGATTGCCGTCTGTGGCCGTTGCCCGTTCTTCCAGTCACCTTCCCCATGCTTGTCTGCTCCCAGGGCAAACCGTCCTGCCGTTCGGCGCAAGCCACAGAACGGTACGAGGTCGTAACGCTCGTCAATGCGGGAGCGAGTACAACCCTCTTCTAAGTCCTGTACAAGCTCTTCAGTCTCATGCTCTCTACTCATTGGTAAACTCCTTTACAATATCTCTGTTCATACAGAGGTGAGATAGCCAGTATTGCACACACTGCGCTTGATAGATAGCATCCTCTAAGGCGTTGTGTACTCCCCCCTGCTCCCGGTGCAAGGGCTGTGGTGCGTTGTCTGTGAAGACGAGTCTAACGGTAGCTTCCAGGGTACGAACTTCCCTTGCTTGGTTATACTTCCAAGGGACTCCCATGCCGATGTCATTGTACCGCTCTTCAAGGATAGCTAAGTCAAACTTACCTCTTGACCAGTAACCGTTAATTGTTTCCCACCCCTTGCAAAAGCTGTAGAGTTCGCTCAACGCGGAAAAGAGGGGTTCCTTGCCATCCCGTACAAGCCTGCCTAACTCTTCGGCATTCGTCCTGAACCACCAAGCAAGCGTATCAGGGTCAACACTGCATTGCCCTTGCGGTTGTAACTGACCGGTAAGAGTTAACTCTCGATAGAAGGAACTGATACCGCTTGCTTCTACGCTCTCCCCGTAGGGGTCAAACGAGACTGCGCCAATAGAAAGAACGGGGGCTGTCCCTGGTTTAGTACCGAGGGTTTCAATGTCAATCATTACATGCCGCATGATGCTTCCTTTCAAAGAGGGCAAAGTAGGCAACGGTAAGATAACCGCACTCTCTTACCCAAGCCAAGACGTGCGCTAACAAGGTAGCAATCCAGACAATAGGGATAACTACGGGAGCGCACACTAACAAAACGAGGAACTGAATCACCGAAAAGTCTCCTTTACTGTCATAGTGTTAGAGATAGCTTGTAGAATAACCTTACGAGGGACAGGACAAATAAGCGTGGTATAACTCCCGTGGTCATTGACAATCTTACGAACCCCATAGGTGTCTAACCATGCCGCTTTGTTACGCTGCCAGGATAGCTGTAGCAATGACCACGGGAGAAGGTACGCCTTGCGGGGGAAGTCAACGAACGCATAGAGAATATAATCAATCTGTAGGGGTTTCTCTATCCATCCCCTACGGTGCTGAATATCGCTTGCTCTATCGTTCGCTACGTACTCCATTGCAAAGTTAGGGCAGTCTGTGGTGTCTAGCTTTTCGTCAAGGAAAAGCGTTTGCCCACTAGCTAAGTAAAGTATCCGGTCATGGCCTAACCGTTGACCTTGCGTGTCTCCGCTCAATCGGACTGCCGCCACTAAGTCAGGGAAGAGGGAATGGTATACATCCTGTAGGTAGGGTTCAAAGACGGCACTCTCAGACATAGCTAAGTCTTTCTTAAAGTCAATCGTCATAGTCTACCTCCTGCCACAATTGTAGCACACGGTCTGTATACCAATCCCATACTTCGTCTGTGGTGGTATCAAGCATTCCCAAGATGGAGAGACCAAGGGTATAGAAGCGCTGTAAGCGTTCTTTAGGGTAATACATTTGACCCTCGCTTACCATAAAGAGGAATCATAAGTTATCTCCCTTCTGGTACACATGATACACCTGATACGGTTACTTGTCAATCAATATAGCCGATGTTGATAGTCTTCCCTTCCTCGGTCTTCGTCCAAGCTACCCAACAATAACGATTACAAAACTGCCGCGTTCGGTCACTTGCATCGCTAGGCTTACGTTGAAACTCCCTCCCGCAGTGATGACAAGTTAGCGTTACCTTGCGTTGCGCACCTGGGCGCGGCTTCTTGGTGCTAACTTTCGCTGCGCAACTAATCGAACAATAGAACACCTTGGTTGGTGGGGCTTGCTTAATCCTCCATTCCTCCCGTTGAAACCCCTTGCCACAGACAGGGCAAACCATATCAATCATCTTAGCCATTCCATACCTCTGTTTCTCCCCAGTTAGGGCCGAATTTAATCTCTACGTCTAGGGGTACGTCAATATGATAAGCGTGTACCATAGCCTCACGTAGCAGGGTACCTAGCTTATTCACGTCTTCCCCATGACATTCTAACACAATTTCGTCATGAACCTGCATAAGCATATGCGCTCGTAACCCCTCCCGTACAATGCCTTCCTTGATACGTAAGAGAGCAAGCTTCATAATGTCGGCAGCGGTTCCTTGGATAGGCATGTTAATCGCCTCTCGCTCTGCCGCTTCACGCGTTGCTTGGTTCAACGACTTAACGTTAGGCATTGGTCTGCGCCTGCCAAGGAGAGTCTGCACATAGCCGTTTGCATGGGCAAACTTGCGCATGTTCGCCATATAGTCGTTTACCCTGCTGAACCTGCGTAGATACGGTTGGTACAACTCAGTAGCCGCAAACTCTACCGAGCACTTTACCTGTTCGGACAGCCCATGAGGGGTAGTACCATAGGGGATAGCAAAGTTAACAATCTTAGCCATCCTTCGTTGGTCCTTGGTGGGGGTCTCATTGTCGGCTAAACCAAAGAGCGTTCGTGCCGTTCCCGTGTGGATGTCCTCTGTCCCCTCCCGATACACCTTTAACATGGTAGGGTCTTGGGAATAGTGAGCAAGCACTCGTAACTCAATTTGGCTATAGTCTGCCTTAACGATTACCCAACCGGGAATGTCTGTGGTAAACGCTCCCCGAATAACCTTCCCCTCGTCACCTCGGATAGGGATATTCTGCAAGTTCGGCTCACTGCTCGATAGCCTACCCGTGACACAGACTGCTTGGTTAAAGTGACAGTGTAGTCTCCCTGTGTCCTTGCGGATAAGACCAGGGAGCTTTGCCGTATACGTGCCTGTTAACTTATCGGATGCTCGGAATTGGAGCAAGGCGTCAACAATAGGAAATTGCTCCCGTAGCTTGTCCAACACCTTTACGTCTGTGGAGTACCCCTTCTTGGTCCTCTTCCCCTTGGGTAGTCCCTGCTCTTCAAAGAGAACTTGGGAAAGCTCCTGTGTTGACCGAAGGTTAAACTCCCTACCCGCTAACTGATAGACTCGCTGCCTGAGCAAAGCTGCTTTCGCTTCGCTCTCCTGCGTCATACGGTTAAGGAGAGGAACGTCCAAAGCAACGCCTTTTTCCTCCATCTCCGCTAGAACGGGGGAAAGAGGAAGCTCTATGTCAAAGTACACGCTTTCCATTCCTTGCTCTACTAGGCTCTCCCGCATTCGTTTTTCCATGTGGTAAAGTAAGTGACAGGACAAAAGCATAACTTCCTGGTCAACCATATCGAAGACAGGTAGAACAGTCTTTCGGTTCTTAAACCAGTCATAGCTTGCCCGTTGTAGCGTATGGACGTTCTCCCCGCGTATCTTCTCCTTATGCATAGGCTGTAAGAGATACTGCGCTAACTGCACGTCAAACGTAACGCCTGCTATCCCTCCGCACAAGTGATAGAGGTTCTTCCCATCCCATACCGTCTTAGTTATCGTGGGGTCATGGGCTAGGGAAACAGTCGCCGCGTAGTCAAGATACCCGTACTGTCTATCAGAGAAAGAGACAACACTCCCTACAAGCTCTTGGGAGAGGAGGTCTCGGTGCCTTGCTCGGTCTCGGAACTTGAACTGCTTAATAACTGGGAGTATTGCCACATGCTCAGGAAGGGGGGCAGGGTCTACCCACCGTGCGGTAGGTAGACCAGCTTCCATGAGACCGCTAACGACTTCTTCTGTGGGGACTTCCTTCTTTGCTTTACCGAAAGCAAAGCTTAAGTAATCCTTTACCATTTCGCTCCTTTCATGAGGCGTAGCTTGGTATAGGAGTGCGCTCTTCGTGTGGTATCACAGACATAGACAGTATCTTTTGCCCGTGTCATACCCACATAAAACACACGGTCAAGCGCATCAGCGTAGTACTTCCGCTTGTCCCCCTTGGCAAGGCTCTCCCAGGCATCCTTAGAGATGTCAGGGAAGATAACCACTACGTCTGCCTCTGCTCCCTTAACCGAGTGAATGGTACCTACAACAATCTGCGGTTCCTCGGCTAACGTTTCCATGCCTCGCTGCTGAACAATCGCTTCCACAAAGGCATAGCTTCGCTTACCTTCCTTCGTTTGCTGCTCCATAAACCAAGAGAGCCGTTCCTCCATAGACAGGTTTTCCATCCCCATAAAGAACTGCATAGCCTCGGGAGTGAACCATTTATACAGGTAAGGCAGGGCATGGGAACGCACGTCATCACAACGCTCGATTGCTGCTCCCATGTTCCGTTGTATAGCTTTGGTACCGTTCTTAAACATGAACGCTGCCCAATCCTTCACATCCTGAACTGTCCAACGGTTCGGTCCTGCCAGGAACTTAGCCAACCGTTGCCCGATAGGGGTTCCCTTCTCGGGATGTAGGGGATTCCATGAGTGCATACGCCTGCGGTAAGGGTTATGGTAAGGTAATCCCAGGTTGCGTAACTCGGTGATAATACCGGTAAGCATGTAGGCGCAGGTAGTAAGAATCATCACTGACTGTCCCCCCTCCAAAGCGTCAAAGAGGAACCTGCGCATGGGGAAGAAGTGCTCGGTTGTCGCTCGGCAAGAGATAACCCCTCCCCCCTCCCGCACGGGGACTATCTTTTTAGGACGGCGAATGTCTAGCGTATCAAGTAGTCTCTCGGCTGCTGTGGCAATCTCGCTCGGCAGTCGGTAACTGCGGTCAAGGATAACAGGATTAGTCGCTTCCTCAATAGAGCTTACAAAGTCCTGAGGGTCCGACCCCTGAAATTGGTAGCAGGTCTGGTCATCGTCACCAGCTACATAGTACTCCTCAAGTAACTCCCCCCATTGCCTTACTAGCCGATACTGTAGCTTGGTAAAGTCTTGCGCTTCGTCAAAGAACGCGCAGCGGTACCCGCGCGGGGGAGGAACGCTATACTCTATGCAGAACTGGATAATGTCAGTAAAGTCCATCATCCCACCGTTCTCTGCCTTGAACGTCTGCCAAGCAAGGTAAAAGGCTTTTGCTTCCTCGTCTTCCCAGTCATCGAAGGGAACGCATTCCGCGCGGTAAATGTTAATCTTGTTGAGCAAGTCATCGCCAAACTGATTACCGTCATCTCCCAAGCTCATTTCCCAACAGGAATTGCTCCCTCTGATATGGGCATTCCAGGCTGACTTGATATTGGTATCCTCGGCAATAACCGGTCTCTCCCCATATATCTCCTTCATCGCTTTGAGGGCAAGACTGTGCAAGGTACCAATGCCTTCCTCGTCTATCATCTCGCCCATTTCCTGCGCCATCTTCACGGCTGCTGCTTTGGTAAACGAGGTGAGCATTATCTCATTCTTCTTATAGACTCCTCTCTCAAGTAGCTCCTTGGCTTTGTTCTTTAGCCAAGTAGTCTTGCCGCCGCCCGGTACGCCAGCGATAGCATGAATCACCTGCTGCCTCCTATGGTAGAGAACATAAGGGATGCTAAGCTAATGAATAGGTTAGCTAACCCTAGTCGCCAATCACTTCCCCGCAGGTATTGCACAGCGGCAAGTGCCTGTAGGAGAGCAACGGCAAACAAAAAGTAGTTCTTAATCATTCATCCTTCCCCCATGTAATAATATCTATTGCCCATTGGATAAGCAAACATAGTCCAATAAGAGGAATAGCCACAAGCACGAGACAAACGAGAAAAGCTAAGATTACATTGCCAGGGTCAGTAAATACAAGGAACCCACCGAAAACTAGCACAAGGGCAATGAGCACACACCAAGCAAAGTAATACTTCATTCCTCTTCCTCCCCTTTGATAAGGGCATAACAGTAAATGCACTCTGTCCCTACTTCGCCTAAGTGGTCACAATGAGGGCAGCAAGCTACTGTCTTTACCGGTTCCTCGGTAGGCATCTCAGGCTTTCGTTGCTCATTCATCTTCGTACCGCACACATGGCAGTAATAGGTTTCCCCTGGCAACCCCATAAAGCCAAACCAAAACCCCTGTTTCTTGCTACAGGTTGGACAACAAAAAGGTACTCGCTCCATTACAATACTCCTTCCGGTATAGGACCATACCAATAGGTAATCGACGTAACCCCTTCCTCTTTACGGATAGGTCGGTTCTTGCTCTTAAAGCCAATCGTCTTGAGAAGAGAGCGTATCTCGTTTATCTCAACGTTCTCTCGCAAGGTATCCTGTACATACTTACGGATAGACGGAGGATATACCCACAGCTTATCCTCAAAGACATACGGTTCCTCGCTGTGGATAGCTTGCATCTTCCTGTCAGGGTCAGTCTGCACTTTCACACTGGCTAAGTAACCGGTCAAGATGTCCTCTGCTTCGTGAACCTCGTTTTGTGGTTCGTGCAGTTCTCGAATAGCGCTAAACCAGCGAAGGACAGTCGGCCAACGCTCAATAGAGATATTCGGGTATTGCCCTGTCGTTTCAAACATGCGCTGACAGAACTTGCTACGGGTAGTCATAATAGCGGTAGTCCCTACGGTTACCCGCTCTTCCCCTTCAAAGAGAATAACATAGACAGCTTTGTTATTCCCTACTTGGATAAGCCCTTCAATGGCTAAGCCAAGTACCTTGCGCAAGTTCTCTAACGCTTCCTTCTTGTCTACTACCTCGGGAACCTTCTCCCGTTCCTGGTATTCAAGGTGTACCTTCGCCATGCTATGCAAGTAATAGACCGGGGGCTTATCCTTCGGCTCTAACCGGTAGAACTCATTGACGGCAACCAAGGCGTCAACCGCTTCCTGTGGGGTAAACCCTTCAAGGAACATAAAGTTAAGTAAAGCAAAGTCATGCCCACTTCCCGTGTTATCCTTCAATTCCTTACGATACTCTCCCCGTGCCGACTCCATAGCGCGAGAATCCTTATTCAGTAAGCGTACCAACTTCTCACTCGGGGACTTACCTTTCTCCGGTATCATGATATGCGTATACGCGGTAAGGTTCTTCAAGTTAGGCGTTCGTAGTGGGACTTCCTCTACCATGTGGGGAAGGAAGTCATTCGGTTTGTACCTACGGCTAGGGTTAAAGTACTCCACTTCCACAGGCTTAGGATGCTCTCTGTCTTTCCAGTTCATTGTCTCGGGTACCCGCAACACGCGCGGCAAGTCTGCCGTTACGTCAATAACGTACCCTCGGCTATACACCTCATTGATAATTGTGTACTGGAAACGAGTGCTTAACTCGGCTGCTCGTTCCCGTGCTTTCTCGTCAAAGCGGAAGACGTTCGGTTCCTCAAATAACCACCACAGGTGCAAGCCGTTACCCGTAGAGAGGGCAAGCGTAGGGGGCATCTCGGGATAACACTTCTCTACTATCTCAAACGCTTCCTCTTTGGTGGGAACATACTTCTTCCCGGTATCCGAGCGAGTGCCTAAATCGAAGTCTATCCAAAAGGCAACCGTGCAACCCACGTCTTTGAGGCTACCACGGGCAGAGCCTTTGGGCTTGGTATGCAAGGGAGAGGTTCCTATGTAGGTGTTCCGTTTCTTTGCGTTCGATGCTCTAATCTGCTCGGCAAGCGAGTGAATGTTCGTATGCGCATTCGTGCGAGACTTTCCTCCCTCGGATGCACTTGAGGACCACTCGATAACAAATAAGTCGGAAGGAACGTTACGGTAGATAGCCTCTAACACTGCTTCAAGGGATGTAGTTGTAGTTGTAGTCATCACAAAACCTCTGCATTGTGCAAAGAAGTACCCTGGCTAGGAGGGACTAGCCAGGGTAAGGTAGCTTAGTCTTCGGCGTCTACTTCGTCCTCGTCTTCGCTGGCTTGGAAAGCCATCATCTTTTCCATCATAAGGTGCAGGCGTTCGGCGTCAAGCCGTTGGTCTTCGTCCAAGTCTGTTACCTTCGTAGGGATAAGACGGGTGCAAGTTTGACCGGTCTTGGTCTCGTCTTCCTCGGCAGTAATCCGAGTGCGCACCTCAAAGAAGTACTGGTTACGTTTGAGTAGCCCTTTGAAGTAGGTGTCCATATTGCCAAGCGAGGTAGCGGCAACACGAACCTTCATCGGCAGGAGTTCGTGGTCAGTCATGAGTAAAAGCTCCATGTGTTGACCACAGGCAGGGGGAATCGGTTTGTTGGTCTTCTCGTCTTTCCCCCACTTAGCATAGGGACACTGACCGCACGGGATAGGGTTCCCATAAGTCTCGGTCTCTTTGTCATACGGCACACCAAAGTCGCCGTTACGAGAGGAACAAACCGGACGCTCCTTAGAACCGGGGGAGTAGGCATTCGCATACCGTGCGCGTGGCTTGGTCTTGAAGACCACAATACCCTCAAGTTCACTTGCGTTGGTGTCGCCTTCAGGGGTAGGAATGCGGAAGGTTGTATTCCCCCCCTTCGGCATGGTTACCTCGGTAATGTCATTCGCGGATAACTTCCCATCGGGACCGAGGTTCATCTCAATGAGAGTGGCAAGCTCTCGCTTCTCATTCGCCAATACTAACTCGTTAGACATGCAAATCTCCTCTGTGTGGTGTTGCTGGTTAGCACCAGCAGGTTCATAATAACTCATTGGTGACAGATATGTCAATACCCCTCATTCGGAATATTAACGGAATGCTCTATTCTACCGCAATTGACGGCTCTTGACAAGGCCAAGGATGTGCTCACTTACATTCTTTTTTAAGCGCAAAGCATCATAAATATCCTGGTCAATGGTTCCCTCTGTCAGGATATGATAGAAGGTTACCGGTCTTGTCTGCCCTGGCCTATCCTGTCGTGCAAGCATCTGTTCGTATTGCTTCCCTGAGTAGCTAATCGAATAGGCGATAGCATAAGCAGACTTGGTGAAGTCTACCCCACGAGAGCCTGCCTGCTCCTGTACCGCAAGACAGGTCACTCCCTCGGGATACGCCTGCCCGTTAAGGTCATTGCGCCTGCCCGATAATTCGCCAAAGGGTCTACCTGTGGCAAGTGCCGCCTGCTTAATCCTATCCAAGTCAGGGGTGAAGTTACAAAAGACAACAACCGGTTCGTCTTTGGGTATCTTGCTCAGCAACTCTACCAGTAACTCGTACTTCCCTTCATCCCATATCGTATAGCCGTCTGGTTTTCGGACAAAGCCACTTGTTAACTCCCGTAAGCGAAGGGTCTTGACGAGAGCGTTATCAGGGTCAAGTTCTATCCCTGCTATCTCAACGTAGAGTTCTTCCCGTAGCTCGTTATAGGGAGCATAGTCCGATAAGGAACAGAAACGGTATTCATGGGTAACAGGGGGAAGGTCTAGTACATCCCGTCTGTGTACTTGGTACATAACCTTACTTAGCCGCTCAGCAAACCGGTCCTTGTCCCGTAGTCCATTAATACGAGGAAACGGTTCTTCCTCATAGTCAAGCCATTGCTCCTTAAACCGAGTCCATACACTGCCGAAGATACCAGGCTCTAAGAAACGGCATTGCCCGAAAGCCTCCCAAGGAGCGTTCGCTGTCGGTGTCCCCGTTAGCCCTGCCCGATAGGGGATACGTAAGCCTAACTCATAGACGTACTGACTGATAATTCCCGTAGGGTCAGAGAGCATATCGCATTCATCGGCTACCAGGAAGTCCCAAGGATAGTCAAGGAGCAAGGACTTCAACGGCTCTCGGATAGCTGCTTCGTAGTTAACCGCTACAAGAGATTGCTCTCCGCAGCATCCCAGGAAGTGACCAAGCAAGTCGGCTTTCTTCTTCCCTGATAGGAGCTTCCTGCCAAAGGAGAAGGGGTGAAGCGCTAGCACGTCAAGAGGGGCAGAGCAATGCTTCTCTACCTCATGCGGCCATACGGGAATAGCCGACTTCGGACCTAAGACGAGCGTTCGCTTATGCTTCCTGTTTAGGGCAAGGGCAAGAGTTACATAGGTCTTCCCCGTTCCCATATCCATGCCTAATAGCGTACCCGTGCGCGGGAAGGCAAAGTTATAGGCTAACTGTTGGTGAGACCAAGGGGTATTCCGCATATAGTTAACATGCATATTCCCCGTAGCATAGTCAAGCATTGTCAGGTAAGCGAGAGATTCCTTGAGTAGTTCAGCGAATCCCCCACAATCAACGGCATTCGGGAATGTCTGCGCGAGAGCTTGCACGGTATAAGGAGAAGGGGGAGCTTTCCATATCTGTTTCTCCATATCGTAGAAGGTACCAGGGACTAGCTTAGCCAGTCCCCGGTCTTCCTCACTTCTCGCTCCCACGAAGACTAAGCCCTTCGTGTACTTGAGCGTTATCACTTATCTTTCCTCTCTTCAGGGAACCACCAACTCCGCTCCATAAGCCAGTTACCTACCGCTACTGCGGCAATGAGGGCAATCAGGACGAACCCTATGATAGCGGCTACTACGGCAGCGATATGAGCGATGACAGATAATACAAGGAACATAGCTACTCCATTCGGTGCGTAACATAGACGCGGGTATCTACGTAAGGAGCGTCTAAATCAACGTCTTGTATAGGAGGTTGGTCCCCTCTATCGGCGGGAAGTTCCTCTTCGTCTATCCGCGTAAAGATGATATAAGCGATGTCTTCCCCAGGGATATAGACGCTATATTCCTTCCCTGGCTGGTTATTACGAAAGCCGTTCTTCCGCAGGGTACGGCACACATAGTCAAGCCCTTCATCGCACTTCGTATTAATGAGGTACAGATAGGCTACCGTCTTCCCACTAGGAGCCGTCAACCAACCAATGGCTACCCGTGTCTTAAAGACCACTTCCACCTTATAACAATCCATTATCTTGCTCCTTCCAGTTTGAACGGGGAAACAACGATACGCGGCTCTACGTATACAGGTCTCACTCGATTACCGCGCGGTTCCTTGAGGAGTACCCAGGTACCTTCGGCTGACTCGGGAGAGAACAAACCGTTAGGGTCTGCCTGTGGCAGTGACCCTCCCTCTACCGTGTACTTTTCAGGGTTCGTGTATTGTGTAGCGCAAGGAATGCCGTAGCCAACACTCTCCCCCAGGAAGATTAACTTACCGGTCATATCGCTATAGAGATAGGTATAGGTTACGAGTCCTTCCTGGTCTCGCAGTTCAAGGATGTCCTTAAGAATTTTCCGCTCTCTAAAGTTCTTAATGGCAGGCATACCCGTTTGGGCTGTCGCTTCCTTGAGCATTCGCTCTTGCTGTATCCGTTGGGAACTGTCGCTATTGGTAGGGATGTCACAACCTACAAGGAAGACTCCCAAGAGAGCAACGACTGCCAAGATAAGTAGCTTAATATGCACTTCCTTCTCCTTTCAAATCAGTAATAAATCGGCGCAAGTCAGAGGGCATTCTCTCGGTAGGATAGTCTGCCGCTCGGTGCAAGATGATAGAACGCAAGGCTTGCCGTTCCTGTGGCTTTGCCTGCTGGTACTCAAATTGCATGTTCTCCAATTCCTGAATCATCCCCTGACTATAGGACTTGGTTTGCTCAAAGACCTGTCGCCGTACTCCCTCATACTTTGGCGCATAGTGCTGGTAGAGGAGAAAGCTTCCTTCAATGAGCAAGAAGACGATAAAAACAAAGAGCAAGGCTAAGCCTATGTCTTTTAGCATTAGGTTCCTCCTTATTGTCGATTCCTGCGGAGAGAGTTGGCAAAGGCAGTCATCTCGTCTGCCGCCTGCTTTACCTTGTCACGGGTAAAGTCTCTCTCCAATTTGGTGAGCCGTTTCTTAATATCCTCCCGTTGTAGACTATTCTCTATCACGTAAGCGATAAAGATAAACGCTACAACGATAGCTCCTATGGCAAGCAAGTACTCGTTCATTTCTTCTCCTTCTTAGCTACCGTAGTCTTCACCTCGGGTAGCGTTGTCTCAGCTACGATGTCTTCTGGTAACTCCCCCAGGGAAATAGGAATAGGTTCCTCTCCCGGTACAAGTCCGGTAGCAAACTTGCCAACGACTTGCCGAAAGATAACTCCCTCGCCACAGTCAGGGCAAACATACATAGCTGAACTGGTGTTCGGCGGGAGCTTGTCAATGAAGGCTTTCGCCTCCGAAGGGTCAATAGCTGTCTCACAACTTGGGCAATGACTCGGGTAATACATTTACCACCTCCACTTAAACAGAGTAATTCGCCACTCCTTTAGCCGTGCATACAGTCGGTAAAGTAAGGGCAGCGGTCCTTTTGGCATATCCATCCACTTGTATCCTTGTAAAAGATTCCTTCGCTAATGTCCCTGGCAGTCGAATGCAGGGTCTTCTTATAGTCGTCAATATGGTAAGGAAAGCGAGGACCACCGTCAACTACCTTGATAGACCCCTCTCCTTCCTTTACCGCACAGTGAATCTCGGTACACGTCGGCCAATTGGCCGTTAAGTCGAATGCCAGCATAGCGTATCCGGTTAGCTGGTCACTCTCCCGTGCCTTGGACGAAGACCAAGCCTTCGCTGCGGTCTTAAAGTCGATAACCTTTCGCTCGGTCGTATACAGGTCAAGCACTCCTTGAAAGAGGAGTCCTTCCCCTATCTCCATTTCATGCTTTTGCTCTACCATGATAGGGTTCACTTGGGGGGCATAGTCTTCCATATACTTCGTCACAAGACTAATCCCCAGGTTCACATGTTTTGCCCATGATTGCCCTTCCTCAAAGATAGCGTGTTGACACTTAGACCACCGTTCAAGGAAGTAAGTTACTACCTCTTCCACAGGTCGGTCAGTCAGGTAGGTGAGCTTATGCCGAAAGTTAAACTCCATCGCCGCATGGTAACAAGTACCAAAGCTCAGGACAGCAAAGATAGGCTCTTCTATCTGCTTATGGATGTAACGGTACCAATACTGCTTAGGACACATTTGGTAACAGCTTACTTGGCTATGCGACAAGTAAGGCTTAGGTAGGTTGTACATTAGCTCTCCCTTACGAACGGAACAACCGCAATAAGCTTGGGAAAGTGTACCAACCCTACCCGCTCGTAGTATTGCTGGTAATACTTGTCCTGATTCAAGAGCCGTGTTCGCTGTGCTTTCGCGGTTGCTTCCCGAGCGTAGGCTCTCCAAAGCTCCCCGTTTATATAGACAGCGTAGATACGCTCAACCATTCAATCCCTCCAATCGGTGTAACTCGGTGTGGCAGCGAGAGCATAGCCACTCAACGACAAATGGACGGGCATAGTCTATGTGGTGTGCGGTTGTTCCCTCCTTGCCACACACCACACAGTACTTTTCCTTACGGATAAGCCCATAGTAGACGGCTCTCCGTGTCGCCTCACGGATAGCTTGTTTAGCTTCCTGATTCAAGCTGCTTCGGCAAGACTTTCGTCAAGTAGTGAAAGTACCGCTTAAACTTGCGCTCGGCTTGGCGAGGAGTTAGCACATGAATCTTAACCGGGTACTCTTCCCCTCCATAGGGGACCACACCAGGGTACCAAGGGTCATGCGGTACCATGAATTGCCGCTCTTCGGTGACAAGCATCCGTAAGTCTGCTTCCCGAACGCTATCAGGCATCTCGTGCGGAAGTCCGAACTTATCACAGATAACGTTCATAAGATTCTCTTCGATGTCAAGGTAAGCATCCATGCAACCGCTATGCTTGACAGGGTTTGTCACGTCATTGATATACGCCTCACTCGCATCATGCAAGAGACCCCATAGCTTGTCTTCCAGGTTACAGAAGTCGGCTACAAAGGTAGAGTGCTGAGCTACCGTATAGAGTCCTGCTCCCCCTTCCACTCGCGCATGACCACAGAAACGAGAGGTACGCGAGAGAGCATAGGCGATGTCTTTAATGCTAATCATCTCTACGGTAGGATGCAGGGCATCGAAGTCGATACCCGAATAGGTTAGATAGTTAGACGCCATTACTCCTCCTCAGGGTTATATGTACCAACGATACCCCACTCTCCCCCAGGGCTTTTTTGCTCTACATAGACAACGCCATCCTCTCGATACTTGCGCTGTAGGATTCCCCCAGGGAGCGTTATCTCACTGAAATAGCGAGAGGGCTTTGCGTTCACCTCTAAGCGCTTCGGTGCTTGCTTCTTCTCTTCCTCGGCAATCCACCGGTCAAGGTAAAACCGTGCCTTCTTCAGGTCTTGGACAATATCGTCCTTATAGCCTGCCCGTGCAATGTACTTAATGATTTGAGGGGCAAGGCAATTGCTACCAAACCAAGCAACCATTACGTCTATCGGTTCAGGGTTTAACCGTTCGTAGTGCTTGGGATGATTAACCATATCCTCAGTCAAGGTCTTTCTCCTCTACGAAGTGTATCTTACTATCCTTAGTTAGAAGGTGCTGACCAGGGTCTCGCACTCCTGCATGGAAAAGCTCAGTACCGATAGCCTGCATGTGCTTATGTCGGCTCTTCTCGGGATGTCCCGAGGTCCGGTTAGCCAAGCGTACCAGTGTTGCCGCCTCTTGTGGAGTGAGCAGTAGCTCAATAAATTCCTCGGTCTTCTTCTCTCGCGTAGCGGTTGCCATTACTTGCCCTCCTCAAAGGTAACTCTCCCCGTAGCTAACCCTTCATCCCCAGGCCAATGAAGCGTTACTCCTGCTTCCCGCAAAGCGGTAGCAATAGCATCGGTATGCCGTCTACGAGAGGTGTCCTTATTTCCCGCAATAAGCGTAGTCAGAGAGTACAGAGTCTCCGCTTCATCGGAAGTCAAGGTTAGGATAACCTCGTCTATGGTAATCGTCTTCTTGGTGGCATTAGCCATTGGTCTGCTCCTTAAAATAGAGAACGCCTGAGCAGTCACTCCCTGCTCGGCAACCTACGTCAAACAAGGCATTCGACACACGGGAGATTAGTCCCCTGCGGGTAGTCTCGGGATGTCCCCCCACACCACCGAACAGGGTAGAGAGAGCATCCCCTTCCTCTTTCGTCAAGATAAGGGTAATCTCTTCAGTCGTTACCGTCTTCTTCGTTGCTTTCGCCATTGTCTTCCTCCTCAAAACCGAAGTCTTCTATACCAATTTCATCACAGTCAAAGGATTGGAAGGTATCCACCAATGCCTCTGCTACTTGCCGCTCGTGTCCTGGCTTGATATGCTCTTTAATATCACTCCATACACAGTCGGCTACACTCATACCGGTTGACCAACCCATTACTCCTCTTCCTCCTTCTGCTCCCGCAACCAATCGAGAATACCCAGGGGGTCAGAGGTAGATTCCTCTTCGTCCTCTGCTTCCGCTGTCTCCTCTGCCAACGCATCCCGTATCTCAAGAAGGAGCAAGCTCTCTCCCACGGTAAGCGGGAAGTTCCCTGCGTTAAACTCGCCCATTACATCCTTATACTGCTCTAACGTCATGTTCAGGATGTCCTCCGCTCGGTAGGGGAGGTACTTCTCGATAACTAGGGCCATGAGTGGCAATACTACGTACAATGGTCTGTTCATTTGGCACCTCGGCAATTCTTGTGATGGATAATTCGGTTCATGGTAGAGACCGATGTCCCGTACTTTCGCGCAAGCCGTGTAATGTCCCCACGCTTGCCCATAAACTCCTTTCGCGCGGCGATGATTTGGTCTTTGGTCAAACGAGCATAATGCTTCCCTTGTTTCCATTGCTCTTCGTGTATGCGCTTACTCACTTCCGAGCGAGTACTAATTATAAAGTGACGGGGATTCATACAGCGCTTATTGCGGCAGAGCGTTCCCACGATAAAGGAGGGAGGGAAGTAGTTCGCTCCCCACAGGAAGTAACAAAGGAAGCGCTGTGCTCGGACAATCGCACCGTGGTAATAGTAGATACCATAGCCATCCTTATCGAGTGACCCCATCCATAGCCAGCAATCATCGGGAGCTTTACGCTCGAATCGGCGCATAAAGTCAGAAGGTTCGTGCATGGTAGGTCTTCCTCGTTGACCAGTAGACGCCTAACTCGGGTAACCGTTTGGCGTAAAACCGTCCTCGGAAGTCAGGATTAAAGCTATCCGAATGAATGATAAGCTTATCGGCACTCATATGCGGGAGTACCCATAAGACCGCTCCCGTAGGCGTAGTAACCGCTGTCACGGGCATTCGGGAAGGCACACGCAAGGTCATTTGGGGAACGCTCGTATCCCAACCGACACGCTGCAATCGACGCTTGTGGCTACGGCAGCGCTTGCAATGGCTCTCTAAACCGGAGGGCTTGCTGCGATTGCGCCAAAACATGTGGATAGGTAAGTCTCTCATACAGCAAGGGCATACTTTTCGTCTGTCGTACATTAGGCTTTCCTTTCTAAGGTGAGTAACTGTTCAAACTGTGGGGAAGTAATATTGACACGGGGACAATCCCCATGCCAACCTCGCAAGCGCAGTCTCATAGGGATGCTCATGGTCCCGTTGACTACATAGACGGTTCCTTCCCGGTAGACGGCTACGGCTGTCCCAAAGACAAAGAGCGCAATGCTTCTGCCTAAGTGTACCTCTACCTTATGCTTGTCAAGGACGTTAACGCTTACCCGCACGGTCTCGGGTAGCGGGAGTCCAAAAGAGTGAGCCGTTGGTCGTAGTGTCGCCGTCACGGGCATAACATCTTCGTCTGTGCATTGCCATACTTCACGCATCATTGCCTCCTATTCTATCAGGTTAGCTATTTCGTGTCAATGGGGCAGGGGGACTAATGATTTATTAGCCAAACAATACCCAACGCGATAGGAATACCGATAAGCGTTGACACGGGAACGACACTTACCGCAACCCACCAAGGAAACCCTGCCCATAGATATAGTGCGGTGTACCCTCCCCACAGTAGCAGACAAAGGATAACTTTACCCATGAATGACTAACCTCCATAACAGGATAGCAAGGAGCAAAAGGACTAACCAAGGAAGGATACGGCACACCAAGACAAGGAGGAAGGTACCGATAATTCCCAGGATAAGGAGGATATAACCTCCTAAGAGACCTAACGCAAGCAAGGCGTCTTTCATTGCTCTTCTCCTTCTAAGGATACGTGTTGCGGATTCGTCGCTTGCAGAGCGAGAGCGTCTTCATAACAGAGGTAGAAGGGAGCGTACTCCCGCACAATGGCGAATGCCCAACTCCCTTGCGCGAGTTCTTTGTTACACGCGGCACAAGTTACCCCTGTCTCCATCACCATCTGATAGCGGAAGGTTTGCATTCTTTCTCTCCTTATAACAAGGTAGGCAGATTGCCCGAACAGGGGTCACTCCTTCTAACTCGGCAATCATCGGACCTTTGACCATGTGATTACACTTCCCACAACGGACCTCTTCGTGAGCAAGTAAGCGAATGGTAGTCATCGCTTCCTCCCGAGAGGACGTAAGACACGTTGGTGTCTGTGCAACCGGTCAAGGGTCTCAAAGGACAGGACAGCCCTTACCTTGATTGTTCGCGCTTCCACCAAGTCAGGGCGAAGCTTGCTAGCCACCGCAAGGCAGACAGGGCAACGCCAATGGAGCTTACCCTTCTCGTCACGGTACCAGTACATTGCTACCCCTATCTCCCCCACACGCTCACAGCATCCACAGGGGGTTTCTTGGGTAATTGAGGGTTCTAGTCGCCACTCTTGTCTCATGATATTCCCCTCGCTATCTTAATAAGGTTCTCGGCTGTCGGCAGGAAGGCACCGGTTGCCATATCGTTTAATGCTCCCTGCATGGTCGTACCAAGAAAGGCAGCGATAGCAAAGAGGGGAACGGTAGCAACGCATTCCTGCGTCGGTGAATAGACGTTGAAGAGGTAGTCTTCCCCCTCATGGGTAGAGATGTCCCGTTGAACAACTTTGTAACCGACGTAAAGGCAGTCATCCGGTTTCCCCACATAACCGGTATCTTGCCGCTCATGGTTAATCGCCATCTTTTGACAGTAAGCAAGATATACGTCCTCGGCTGACATACCGAGCGTTTGCGCGATGGAGATAAGGAAGTGAAAGAGGTCAACGACTTCTACCTGTGCGTTCTGCCGATTCTCTACTTGGTCATACTTCCAATGCTTCCACGGGAAGCAATCGGTGAGTTCCGCTAGCTCCTGTTGCATACACCTTATATATTGCATCGTCCAATCTTGCCTGTCTTCGGCATTCTCGGGAGCGTAGGGAACGTTAACTCGCTCGTTTAGCTCTCGCTGCATCTCCCACATTTTATTCAGCATAGGTACTCCTTTGCGTGTTACGGGAAAGGTAGGCGTCAACACTGCGCTTGTGAAATTTGAACTTTCGTCGTTTGCCAACAAGCGTATAAGTTATTTCACCTTCCAAGCCAAGTCGCCTACACGTCATCGGGGACACTCCTAAGATAGTAGCTACCTCGTCAATAGATAGCAGTTCGGGATAGTCAGACATGACAAAACCTCCATTAGGGGTCAAGCATACCACAGGAGGTGTTAGGCGTCAAGGGAGTTAGGTTTAGGTAGGGTATTGACAGGGGAAAACCATTCATGTAGCATAGTCGCTGGTCACCAAAGACCCTACAGCCCTAAAATGTAGTTACTATGTAGTTTGTACAAACTACAAAAAAACTACATTTTAGGGCTTTTTTGTGCTCAAAACCCCTTTGTGTAGCCCTTATACGCACATGTGAGAAACGGGTATCGAAAAAGATAACTCTTAAAGTGCCGATACGACTTATTTATGGTAACTACATAACTACATCACGCTCAACCCCTGCCACAAGTGAGCACAAAACCCTGTAGTTTGTTTGTAGTTTGTTTGTAGTTATGTAGTTATTTGGACTACTACCACTACCCCTTGCTAACCGAGTCTTCCTGTCTGTTCATTGAATTGAGGAAACGGATAATAACACTTATCATAATCACTACCCCACATTTCCTACGCGTATTACAACTACGGCTTGCGCTCATAGCTCCCTTGTGGTATAGTTGAGGGCAGAGGCGACATTCGTGGCAGAGATAGCCGGGGGAGTATAATGGCACATCCGAAGCTAAACCGAGAACTGATAGAGAAGGCGTCTGACCTTATCCGTAAGGGGAATTACGCGCAGGTTGCTGCTCGGTGCTGTGGAGTGAGTGAGGCTGCTTGGTACTCTTGGTTAGCGCAAGCAGAGGATATTCGTGAAAGTGGCAAAGCTCCACAGACAGAGCGAGAGGTACTCTTGGTTGACTTACTTGAGTCTATAGAAAAAGCTAACGCGGATGCCGAAGCAACCCTTATTGAAGAGGTGCTTAAGCACAAAAATAGGACGTACAAAGCCTCTCTTGAGGTGCTACATCGCCGTTTCCCTGAGCGTTGGGCTAACACGGCTGCTCGTCCTATCAAGAGTACAGACGAGACTCCCAAGCTCATTAAGTCACTGTTCGCTAAGTTCAAGGAATCTTTCAATCGACTAAGGGGGAAACATGAGGACGACAAACAAGCAACGGGAAGCAATGAGGAAGATAGCCTCTTATAACGGGCATGTGCTCGGCAGGTTCGTACAGGGTAGCGCAAAGTGCGTGAATCCTTCATGCAATTACCATATTGGCCTTACCTCGGCCAAGGTCTATTTCGCTACGTGTACGCATACCTGCTGTGGGAGTCATCCTTATAATATAGCGGATATTGCCAATAGCCTGCGGGAAAGGAACAAAGAGCGCTATGGTGAGCCGAAAGAGCGAGAGCGTAGCGGTTTAGTTATGACAGTGTTTAGCCAGTAGGAAGGAGATTCGATGCAAGACAAGGTAGGCGTTGAGATACGTCCAGGCGCATTCGTACTCTATGCGGTGCGTATAGGAGATGTTGCTCATTTGAACATCGGGAGAGTGCAAGCCATTAAGGGCGATAAGATTAAGGTGTTAGGTGTAGAAGACTACCTCTACCGCTATAACTACCCCCTTAAGCTTAAGCAACGGGCAGGGTACTTAGAGCATCCTGACAGAGTAGTTGTTTTAGGGAACGTACCAAAGGAGTACTATGAGCTTCTTAGCGGTGTCGAATGCACCGGTCTATAACTTACAATGGAATTGCCCATATTGCCGAAGGTATGAGCTTGTTCGTCTTTCGGGAGAGGGCTTATTCGTCAATGGAGTGGTGACTTGTGCTACCTGTGGCAAGACGTACAAGGCACCTCCATTTGTCTTAGGTGGAAAGGGGAAGAAGTGAGCGTTATTACTACGATGGTACCGAGTGAACGGTACAAGTGCGATGCTTGCGGTTATGAAACTGACTATAAAGATGTCTTGTATCGCTGTGCTGGTAAGGACTTCTGCAATCACTGTATGGGAGCGTTTCACGAGTGGGTACGAAAGAACCCTCGGTACGCTGAGTTTGTGGAAGAGTTCTGTACTGTTATGAACGGTGGGGAGTAGTTCAATTGGTAGAACGCCTGACTTTGACTCAGGTAGTTGCACGTTCGAGTCGTGTCTCCCCTGCCAAGTTACAGGTATGTGGCAATGCTAAAGAACGTAGTCTTACTCATGGTAGCGGCTCTTGCTGGTGACAGTGAGGAAGTGGTAAACTACTTCCGTAGAATCTTTTGGCCTATGCATAATCAGAACAAGGGACCAATAGGTTTTCGGGAGAACGAGCGATGACTTGCAAAGCACAGCCACATACCTGTACAGGGCATTGCCTTGACGAAGAGTTTGCTTACCGAGATGACGATATAGACTACTTCCTGGTAGCAACCGATGTCCCTCTCTCCGATACTGCGCACAATCCCTATACTATGGCGTGTATTGCTCACATATTCTACAAGTACGGTGACAAGGTAGATAGCCTACATATTGACCGAGCAGGGATTATCCTCTTTGGTTTACGCTAATGTTTGACTGGGGTGAATTTAGCGATAAACAGCTTGACGTTATCTTCGGAGAGTGGGCGCATATTAACCTGCTTGACGGCGCTGTCTCGTCTGGTAAGACTATCTCTTCTCTTGTGGCATGGATGCACTACCTTACCGTAGCTCCCCCTGGCAGGCTTGCCATGATTGGCAATACCAGGGGAACCTTAAAGCGCAACTGCTTGGATGTCTTGGAAGACATGTACGGCTCTTCCCTTATTCAGATTAACCACGGTACGGGGGAAGCGGTTATCAATGACCGGGAAGTCTACCTCTTCGGTAGCTCGGATGTCAGAGCAGAGTCTAAGATTCGTGGGGGAACATGGGCAGGAGCGTATGACGATGAAGGCACCTTGCATAGCAAGGACTTCTTTAATATGCTGCTCTCTCGCTTGCGCGTACCCAATGCAAAGCTCTTCCTGACAACTAACCCTGATAGCCCTTACCACTACCTCTATACCGACTTCATAGAGAAGGAGCAGGAGCTTAACCGTATCAATCCAGGGCATATGAAGCGCTGGTCATTCCTTATTGAAGATAACTTGACCCTTGACCCTGCTTACGTTGCTCGTCTTGAGACTCAGTATGTCGGTCTCTGGTATGACAGGTATATCAAGGGCAAGTGGTCAGTAGCGGAGGGGGCTGTCTATGGTGGGTTTATTCGTCCTGAGCATAGCGTGTCTGCCGATGAAGTTCCTTTCATTACTCAGTACTTCATAGGGGTAGACTACGCTATCTCGGCACATACCGCGTTCGTGCTCATTGGCTTGGGGATAGATAACTGCCTCTACGTCTTGGGGGAATACTACTACTCGGGGGAGAAGTCCGGTTATGCCAAGACCGACTTAGAGTTAGTCAAAGACCTGTACAAGTTTGCGCAGGGTCACAACATCGAGTTCGTTTGTATTGACCCCTCGGCAACTTCCTTTATTACTCAGCTCTCTCGCTTTGCCGATGTACCGATTAGACGAGGGTTCACCAAAGACGTTCGCTTTGGTATCCGTTGTGTCTCTTCCCTACTTGGGGGGCTGAAGATTAAGTTCGTTAAGGAGAACTGTCCTCACCTCCTCAAAGAGGTATCGTCCTATGTATGGGATGAAAAGGCAGCGCTACGGGGAGAAGACAAGGTTAAGAAAGAGAATGACCACTTACTAGACGCTTTGCGCTACATTGTGGTAGCATTGCGGTTACTGTGGAAACCTTGGCTTACTGGGGATGCAAAGATACGTATGGTAGGGGAAACAGTAGCAGACGAAGACGAGGTTGGGGGTAACTAACATGGGTTTGCCTGAGGGTTCGTTAAAGCTTGCTTGGCCTCCGAAAGAGTATACGGCTATGTTGGCCGTTATCGCTGAGTGGGCCTTGTGGTACTGTGGCAATCCTGCCAGCTTAGCGACGTATTACTCGCGCGTGGTGTCGGCTCTTCCAGGTACACGCTTTTGGCGCAGGGTCTCAGCGGGAGGTGTCTCCTCAGCTATCCATGTGCCTATTGCCTCTGACATTGCAGCGGTTAGCTCGTTTATGCTCTTTGGGGAAGCTCCCCGTATTCGCATTCCCGAATTAGACGCTGACAAGGTACCCGAGGGAGCGGAGAAGGCACAGAAGCGGTTAGACGAGCTACTTGACTTGACTAACTTTCGTGCAAAGTGCGTAGAGGGAGCTAACCTATGTAGCGGTCTTGGTGGTGTCTTTATGAAGCTTGACAAAGACCCTGAGGTGGCAGAGTATCCCTTGCTCTCTGTCGTACTCCCTACGCAGGCTCTCCCCGTCTTTCGTTGGGGAAGGCTTTCCTCTGTCACCTTTTGGCAGACGATAGCGGAAGATAGCAGAGCCGTTTACCGTCACCTTGAACAGCACACGCGGGAAGGGGTTTATCATGGGGTCTATAAAGGTACCAAGACCTATCTTGGGGTACCTATTGACCTTGATTCCTTTGAAGTAACTAAGGGATTGTTAGAGTTTATTCCAAGCGATGATGGACAGCTTAACGTGGTCTATGTCCCTAACTCGCTCCCCAACCTCGCTGCCTTGGGAGGAGATTTTGGGCAGGCTGACACGGCAGGGGCTATCACGCTTATGGAGTTCTTGGACGAGACCTTCACAAGCTGGCAACGGGATGTACGCTTAGGACAGAGCCGAATGCTTATCCCGCAGGAGTACTTAACCGTTGACCCTCTCGCGGCAGCGGGAAGCAAGCTCAGCTTTGACGTATACCGGGAGCTATTCACCCCACTACAGGTTGACGCTGCGGTTGACCAAGGGGGCAATAAGATGGTTGCTTTCCAACCGGATATTCGGCATGAGGCGCATTACAAGACTTCCTGCGAAACGATTGCCCGTATTGTCTCGAATGCTGGCTATGCCGTGCAGACGTTCGGAGAAGGTGAAGGTACTTCCTCTTCGTCTACCTCGGCAGCGGCTCTCAAGGTGCGAGAGCGAAAGTCTCTTATGACGAAGGGTAAGAAGGAAGGCTACTGGGGAATGGCTATCGAGTACCTTGCTTGGCGTTTGCAGGTTATGGACGGTAAAGAGGAAGCGTTTCGACCAACGGCAAGCTTTGGCGACAGTTACGCTCCTGACTTATTGGAATTGGCACAAACCGTTGAGTTCCTGAATCGTGCCGTTGCTGCCTCTACTGAGGCAAAGGTCAAGCTTTTACACCAGGAGTGGGAGCAAGAGGAGGTAGACAAGGAAGTTGAAAAGATTGACGGCAAACAAGCTTCCCTTGCGCAACCGCAGGGGTTAGAGGACTTGTCTCCTGACAGTAAAGACCAAATGGCAAAGCGACAGCAACGCATGATGACACAGAAGAAGGAACCGAATGCTAACGCGTGATATAATCCGTAGAGCGTACCATGAGCTTGAACTTGTTGCCTTGGAGAGGATGGTTTACTATCTTCTTCAAGGCAAAGACTCACCTAATTACCGAGACATACAGCGCAGGAATGCTATGCTCTGGTCTGCGGAGATTAACCGTAGCCTGTCACGGCTTAGCCGTATACGGACGGTAACGCTCACTAACAGTCTTGTGCAAGTCTTCTCACAAGCGGTTGACTCGGTAACGACTGAGCCGGTTAATAGGGAAGAACTGCGTACCTTGATTAGCGAAGCAGAGGCAAACCAGCTACACGCGGAAATGACTGTTGCTGCCGACTTAGCTAACCGTTATCAGGATGTTGCTCAACAGGTAATGCAGCATGTGGCAGATAACTCGGTAGACGTGCAGACGGCTGCTGCTTCGGTTATGCCTTCCACGGCACACGCGGGAATCTTCGCCGTAGGAACTGCCTCAGGGTACTTTGTCCATGCCCTCTCTAATTACTTAGAATCCTCGCTTGCTGTAGCACAAAGGGATGTGCAACACGCGGGGATACGCGCGGCTATGGAGGTCATGGAAGAAGACGTTATTATGGTAAGCATTAATGGGGAAGCTTGCCCAAAGTGTTCTCCCTGGGAAGGGAAGTTTATCTCTATGGGAGGGAGAACCCCTGGCTATCCGACTTATATGGAAGCAAGAGCGGCAGGGCTTTTCCATGTTAACTGCTTCCACAAGGTAGAGTTTATCCCTCCCGATGCAGACGGTGTGTATAGGGTTCCTGAGAGTTATGATAGGCAGGCAGCGAGAGAGCGGTATGAGTTAGAGAAGGAGCAACGGCAGTTACAACGAGCTATCGCTGAGTGTGAGCGTAGGGATGCTGCCGCTATCAATAACCTACAGCGGCAGGCTGCTCGGATGTCCAAGGACGGCTATCAAGCTCGGCTAGACCGCTATGATACTTACCGTGAGGCAGGCATTGTTCCCGAGATAGGCAAAGCGAAGGATAAGGCAGAAGCTCTTCGCATGTTTGACGAGCTAGGCTTGTGGAACTCGGATGACGATAGGGACTTTGCCGAACAAACGCTCACTACTGAGCAATTAAATACGATTGCTCGTACCATTACCGAGCACCAAAAGCATTGGCGAGAGGGAGAGCGGCTTGACTACTTTGGCGTTCAACCGTCCTTTTGGCCGCCAATGGATATGCGCGGGGGAATTGACAATAACAACGCTGTGCTTATCTTTAGCCGTTCTCGGTTTGGGGGGTCAGACACTACCTTACTCTTCGGCTCAGATGTTGACCAGCGCTTTACCCGTGAAGGGTTAGCACAGCGGATAGCCAATATGGAAGCGAACGGACGAACGGATACTGAGCCTTACCGCGCGGCAGTAAGGACATTAGACGCCATAGACCACGGCAGGCGGGATGTCCCTGACTTGTTTGTGGCATATACCTATGAGAACCCTACCGAGGGAGTAGTAGCTCATGAGCTAGGCCATGCACACTACTTCCACAATCAAGAAAGGTTTGACGAGGTAATCAAGCATCATGCCGAAGAGATTATCCATGAGGTAGGTCCGGTTCGTGACTTAACGAACGATGACCAAGTACTGATTACTGCTCCCTATACCCTGCGGGATGCACCAAGTCTGAGAGCAATGGATGACTACCATGAATACGTAGCTGAGGCTTACTCGTGGTACTCACAAGGGCATACCGACCATATAGACCCTGAAGTGCTGGAAGTTTTACGGGAGACTACCGACTATGGATACTAGACAAGTAAAGCGAGAAGCTGTATGCTTGTCATGCAAGCATTATAACTTTGACAAAACCTGTAGGGCTTTTCCTGAGGGGATACCTACTGATATACTACTGGGTAAAGCTACCCATGATACCCCTCGGGCAGGGGATGGTGGTAAGCAGTTTGAAGTCATTGTACTAAGTGCTTGACAACAAAACAAGGAGAGTGTTACACTGCTCTCCGACAATCCTTCAGGTAAGGAGAGGTTCTTATGTTTGGTTTACTTATGCGTCCCTTCTGTATCTTCTTTGACGGCCAGGAGCCGACAGGGGGAACGGGGGAGGAACCTACTGGTGATAAACCGGTAGAGAAGTCAAAAGCCAAGGCAGCGAGTCAGGTACCCCCTGCTATGGATGATGACGATGATGGAGATGACGACTTATCTACCGTCAAGGCCATGCAAGCAGAGATTAAGCGGTTGCGGCAGGAGAACGCTAAACATCGTACTAATGCCAAGACTGAGCGGTCAAGCAATGACCGGCTTAAGATTGCTCTCGCTAAAGAGCTTGGTCTCGAAGTGGAAGACGCCACTCCTGAACAGCTAACAAAGCAGTTAGCCGAAACACGGAATAAACTGCGCTCGGTGCAAGTCGAATCGGTGTTTAACCGTGTGGCGAATCAGCTAGACGCTGACCCTGAACTGACTTTAGCTGTGTTGCAGAAGCGGGGATTGCTGAAGGACTTAGACCCTGAGGATGAAGACTTTGAACGGCAACTCGGGGATATGGTTAAGTCCGTTGTTAAGGCAAACCCCAAGCTCAAAGCAGGTGTACAACCGAATAAAACAGGAACCGAATTTAAGGACGGTTCCAAGCCCAACCAACCGGATATGGGAGCTTGGCTGCGAAGAAAGGCAGGTTTAGGCTAACAAACGGGCAGGGGGCTGTGGTAATTACAGGAGATTACTGCAATGTCGTATAACGACCAAATGACTCGCTCTGACTTGTCGGAACTTATTCCCGTTCCGGTACAAGAGGAAATCGTCCAAGGTGTTGCCGAAGACTCGGCTGTCTTGTCGCTGTGTCGCCGTCTGCCTAACATGACTGCGGGACAGCAAAAGATGCCTGTCTTGGCTTCCCTGCCGTCTGCCTACTTTGTCGCTGAGCCTACGACTACTGGCTTAGCTGCGGGGGAAGTGAAACCGACTTCTAAGGTTACGTGGTCTTACAAGACTATCCAAGCCGAAGAGATTGCGGTTATTCTGCCTATCCACAAGAGCGTTCTTGCGGATAGAAACTACGATATTTG